CCCCCCCCGTGATAGCGCCTCACGTACCTTCCCCCTCCGGTCCAAGTGTCCGGCAGGTTGTTATCTCTCCATTCAACCAGTTCAGATATTCTCTCATTGATGAACACCAGTTCGAGTGGATGGCTGTATTGTTGAACTCTCGCAGCGAATCTCCACTTAGCATATGCGACAAGGGACGTAAAGTTCCGTAGGAGTAAGCCTGGAGCCAGTTCTCTGCAAGTGTCCCAAAACGTCTGTTCGTCGTCGATTCGGACAAGCGTAGCCATCGTAGACTCAGACGAGCCATGTCTTCCTCTGCTGCCATTTCCTCGGTCAGGTCGCTCGAGTCCACCTCCAACAACATCCCCATCTTTGATCGCATAGTCGTATGCAGTTTCAGGAGTTCCTCGAGATGGTGCAATGTTTGGATGGAACAGTCCCACATCCGCGAAAACATGTCGTCGGAATCGTCGTTTACGTCCAAAGTCAACGAAAGCGTGGAGGTGAGTACCCCCATCAGCATGACTTTCTCGGCCAATGATACACTCAGCCTCAAGAGAGGTAAAATGGTTGACAACATCGAATGGGTCAAGCCCATCGCACTGACTGTACGTGAAGAGGCCATAGCGTGAGTGGAAGTCGAATGATGGCATGGGTAAAAAGTCCCTGGGTGAAAATAATATTATACACCCAGGGACGGGGACACCCCGTCACATATAAATAGGCCCCGACCCCCCGAACAATTTCGGTGAGGCATTTATCGACCAATCGCAAAAATCCCGCAACATGAAGATTCGTTCCGCAGCTGCCCGGTACCGAGCCCGCTATGTGCGACCTACCGCTGGTAAGCGAACGTACAGGCGTAAGCGGACCTATCGCAGAACGCCACGTACTCGACGCACCAAACCCATGTCCCGCCGTCGCATCTTGCATATCACATCGAAGAAGAAGAGGGACACTATGGCACCTTGGAGCGGTGAACAGACCCTTGCCGTTGTCGGAACACAAGGCCCCCGACAGTTTGTAGCCAGTGATGGCCCAGTTGCAGTTTTGTGGTGTCCAACGAAGAGGACACGTACCACAAATGCGTCCGGTGGCTTGCCGTTTGGGGCTGATGCTGCCACACGCACAGCCTCGTCGGTGTACTACACCGGCCTCAGAGAGGTCATCAACATGAGCACGTCTGGGTCGTCTTGTTGGAAGTGGAGACGCATTTGTTTCACGATGAAGAGCGATGCGTTCGTCCGATTCCCCGGTGATGGAACAGGGTACCAAACCCGGCTGGACACTCTCACCAGTAATGGTTACCAACGGGGTTTGAACGCATTCAATAGTACGGACGCCAATCAGAATGCGATGTTGCGGCGCATATATGCATACATTTTCCAGGGTACCGAGGGTGTCGACTGGGATTTTGCCGATCTTGCCAAGACTGATTCCGAGCGCGTTACTATCAAGTATGATCGAACTAGTATAATTCGGTCTGGTAACGACGCTGGTGTCATCAAGACGTACAAGTTATGGCACGGCATGTACAAAAACTTCTACTATGACGAGGATGAACGTGGAGGTATCGAACAGACTGGCGACATGCACACGTTAGGAAAGGCAGGCATGGGTGATTATTATGTTCTCGATCTTGTCGTCTGCAACGACTCGAACGCAGAGACTCTTACATTCAACCCTGACTCAACTCTCTATTGGACTGAACGATAGGTTCAGACAAGTAAATGAAGTCACAGTTTCCCTCCAACCAGTCGATATCGTTCTGTGTGAGATGAGCCTCTTGTCTAGGGTCATCGTTGCTCAACCATATAACAGGCTTCCCCCATGTGATAAGTACAGGGTCCTTGTAAAGTACTTTGACTTGAAAGTTTGACTGGCATCCCAACCAGTTTTTGTATTGAGGTACGTATTTCAACTGCATATCGTCGAAGACAGCGTAGTCGACGTCTGCGTACCTCATTGCTTCACTTCCTGAATATAGCCCACAGAAGTATATGTGGGTACCTAGCGATCTAGCCCACACTGTCTTGCCAAGCCTAGTAGCTCCGTATAGGACAAGAGATTTTCTTCTACGAAAGGTTAGTAAACCCACCATGCCTGAACCAAGATCTGGAAATCTCGCAGAACGGGGGGGGTCGGGGCAGCCGACACTTTGGCCCCCCCCGAAGGGCCGGGGGGACCCCCCCCGTGATAGCGCCTCACGTACCTTCCCCCTCCGGTCCAAGTGTCCGGCAGGTTGTTATCTCTCCATTCAACCAGTTCAGATATTCTCTCATTGATGAACACCAGTTCGAGTGGAT